TCTAAAGGCGCTCCTACTGAGGCGGCATTTAAGGCTGCGGCTAAGACCGCAAAGAAGAAATGAAATCTCCTGCTTGGCAAAGAAAAGAAGGACAAAATCCCAAAGGGGGCTTGAATGCCAAGGGTAGAGCATCGTATAATGCAGAAACTGGTGGCAAATTGAATGCCCCAAAAAAGTCGGGAGATAACCCTCGTAGGGCATCCTTTTTAGCACGTATGGGCAATATGCCTGGCGCTGAGATGAAAGATGGGAAGCCTACCCGACTCCTATTATCTCTTAGAGCTTGGGGCGCAACGTCCAAGGAAGACGCTAAAGCTAAGGCTAAAGCGATCTCTAAGAGGAATAAATGAGACCTGTATCTGTCGGAATTAGCCCAACAGCGGATACGCTGACTACTGTTTACACAGTACCTACGGGTTATTACGCCAAATTTACTGTCATGTATATCCACAATACTGGTGGAAATACAAAGCACATCACAGTCCAATGGTATGACGCAAGTACTGCTGCAACCTTGGACATTCTTACTGCATATACCTTGGCTTCAAAAACATACCTTCAATTTGATGGTGCGGCTTATATCGTTTTAGAAGAGGGCGATAAATTACAAATTACAACTGAAGCGGCAAGTTCATTCAGTTTTATTGCAACATTTGAGGTTCAGGGAGCGCAACGAACATGACCTACTTAGAACTTGTTAACGATGTGCTAGTTCGCTTGCGTGAAAGCACAGTAACGACTGTTGGCGAAACAACTTATTCCTCTCTGATTGGCAAGTTTGTCAATGATGCTAAGAGACAGATTGAAGACTCTTATAACTGGAATTGCCTTGCTCAAACAATCACAGTAACAACTACTAGTGGTACGAGTTCTTATGCTTTGACAGGTGCGGGACAGAAGTTTCGTGTTAATGACGCTCTGAACACAACAAGTTTGATTGGTCTGCGGAATATTGAGTTTGTGGACATGAACCGCAAACTCAACCTTGGTGCGCCTTCTCAATCTATTCCTTCAGAGTTCTGCTTTAGCGGTGTGGATGGTAGTGGCGACACGAAAGTTGACCTGTTTCCAGTTCCTTCTGGTGCTTTTACTCTGTTGTTTGATCTAACCATCCCACAAGCGGCTTTGTCTGCTGATGGCACATCTGTGAAGGTCTTGGATTATTTGGTGACTCAAAGCGCCTATGCTCGTGCTTTGATTGAGCGTGGTGAGGATGGTGGAACAAACTCTAATGAGGCTTATGCTTTGTTTAGAGGAATGCTCTCTGATGCGATTGCATTGGAGTCCACTCGTTATCCTGAAGACAACTTTGTGGCGGTCTAATGGCATCAGCACTTCAAAGTTACAGTCTCTCAGCACCAGGCTTTTATGGCCTGAATACTGAAGATTCTCCCCTTGATTTAGGGGCTGGCTTTGCTTTGGTTGCAACTAACTGCATCTTGGATCAGTATGGTCGAATTGGTGCTAGAAAAGGTTGGTCAAGGGTTAACTCTTCCTCTGGAAATCTAGGCGCTAATGATGTTGGTGTAATCCATGAGTTAGTCCAGAATGATGGGACTTTGACTGTTCTGTTTGCTGGCAATAACAAGATATTCAAACTCGGCACTTCTAATGCGGTGACTGAGTTGACCTATGGTGGTGGCGGTTCTGCTCCTACTATTACGGCATCTAACTGGCAATGTGCATCTTTGAATGGCATTGCATACTTCTTCCAAACTGGTCACGATCCATTGATTTATGACCCCGCAGTAAGTACAACTACTTATCGCAGAGTGTCAGAGAAGTCTGGTTATGTAGCTACAGTTCCTCAAGCCAACATCGCTATTTCAGCATTTGGTCGTCTGTGGGTGGCTAATACTGCTTCGGACAAGGTAACTATTAGCTTCTCTGACCTGATTGCAGGTCATGTATGGGGCGGTGGCACTTCAGGCTCATTGGATGTTTCTCGTGTATGGCCTAATGGTGCAGATGAGGTGATGGGCTTGGCAGCTCACAATGATTTCTTGTTTATCTTTGGTAAGAAGCAGATTCTTGTTTACTCAGGTGCTTCTACACCCGCATCTCTCGTTTTGAGCGACACAGTAGGCTCTATTGGGTGTATTGCTAGGGACACCATACAAAGTATTGGTACTGATGTTGTTTTCTTGTCAGACTCAGGTGTTCGTTCATTGATGAGGACTATTCAAGAGAAGTCCGCTCCTTTGCGAGACCTATCTAAGAATGTTCGTTTCGATCTGGAATCATCCTTGGCGGGTGAAACACTAGCCAATATCAAGTCTGTTTACTCAGAGAAGAACGCTTTTTACCTGCTTGTTTTACCTGCTACTTTGCAAGTTTACTGCTTTGATACGAAGCAATCCTTGCAAGATGGTGCTTCCCGTGTAACCAAGTGGGACTCTATTTCTCCAACTTGTTTGAAATCACTAAGAAATGGTGATTTGTACATTGGTAAGAATGGATACATTGGTAAGTATGGAACTTATCTTGATGACACATTGAGTTATCGGTTTTCTTACTACACCAACAATGCTGACTTAGGAAACCCTAATCAGATTTCCATCCTGAAGTCCATTACTGCCGTGGTGATTGGTGGTTCTAACCAGTTCCTCACAATCAAGTGGGCTTTTGACTACTCGGGCGCTTATCAGTCAGAGAACGTATTTATCCCGCCCCAAGGTTATTTTGAGTATGGGGTTGGTGAGTATGCAATTGCAGACTACGCAAGTGGCATACCAATTAAAGCATTGACAAGTAATGCTTCAAGTGCAGGTAAAATTGTACAAACTGGTTACGAAGCCACTATCAATGGCACTCAGTTGTCAATTCAGAAAATTGAACTTCAAGCCAAAGAAGGCAAGATAGGATAAACCATGTCAAATTACTCAAAAAGTACGAATTTCGCAACCAAAGATAACCTTTCGCCTGGCAATCCTCTAAAGATTGTTAAAGGTACTGAGATTGATACAGAGTTCAATAACATTGCAACTGCCATTGCGACTAAGACAGATAACTCATCCGCCACCATTACTGGGGGTACGATAAATGGTGCGGTAATCGGTGGAACTACTGCTGCTGCGGGTACTTTTACCAACCTTACTGTTAGCACAGCCGCTACGATTGCTTCTGCCGCCATTAGTGCGGGAACAATCAATGGTGCGGTTATCGGAGGCTCATCTCCCCTAGCTATTACTGGCACGAACATCACCGCAAATACAGGCTTTAGTGGCCCATTGACAGGTGCAGTAACTGGTAACGTCACAGGTAATGTAACGGGTGCTGTTACAGGAAATGTCACGGGTAACGTAACTGGCAATCTGACAGGCAATGTAACTGCGGCTTCTGGTACTTCTACGTTCAACAATGTGACCATCTCTGGTTCATTGGACATGGATTCTGGTACATCGGCAACCATTACTGGTTTGGCAAGCCCTACAAACGATTCTGATGCGGCTACAAAGGGTTATGTCGATGCACTAGCCCAAGGTATTGATGCTAAAGCCTCTGTGGTTGCGGCTACTACTGCAAACATCACATTGTCTGGCGCACAAACCATTGATGGCATATCTGTTGTTGCTGGTAATCGTGTTTTAGTTAAGGATCAGTCTACTGCTTCTGCAAATGGTATTTACTTGTGTGCAACAGGTTCTTGGACTCGCACTACCGATGCTGATACATGGGATGAGTTGGTAGCGGCTTTTACCTTTGTTGAGAGTGGTACGACTCAAGCTAATAATGGTTATATCTCTACCATTACAGCAGGTGGGACATTGGGAAGCACATCTGTAACTTTTGCTCAGTTCTCTGGTGCGGGTCAGGTTACTGCTGGTACTGGCATGAGCAAGACGGGTAACACCCTTAATGTAAATACTGCATCAAGCGCACGAATTGTTGTAGGGGCAGATGAGATTGACTTGGCTACTTCGGGTGTCACGCCTGGTACATACCAATCTGTAACTTTTGATGCTTATGGTCGTGCTACGGCAGGAACTAATCCAACTACTATTGCTGGCTATAACATCTCTAATGCTTATACCAAAACTGAGATAGATTCAATCTTTGGTTCGACTACTGCGGCAGCTACAAGCGCATCTAATGCGGCTACATCTGCTTCAAATGCGGCAACAAGTGCTTCAAATGCTTCTACAAGCGAAACAAATGCGGCTTCTAGTGCAACATCTGCTGCAGCAAGCTATGACGCTTTTGATGACCGATATTTGGGAAGCAAGACATCCGCACCTTCTGTTGACAATGATGGCAATGCACTGATTACTGGTGCTTTGTACTGGAATTCAACAGTATCAACACTTTATGTTTGGACAGGATCGGCGTGGACTCAAGCGGCATTTACAGCAAGTGGATTCTTAACTGCTTCTAATAACTTATCCGATGTTTCTAGTACATCTACTGCTCGTACGAACTTAGGTTTGGCAATCGGTACTGATGTACAAGCCTACAACGCCAACAATGCAGTAACCAATTCAGCACAGACCTTTACTGCTACACAGACCTTTAGCGGTACATCTTCAGCTACTGCCATTGTCCTAAACGATGCAGCAGAAGTAGCTACAGTATCAGCTACTGCGGCTACTGGAACAATTAACTACGACATTACCACTCAGTCAGTCTTGTACTACACAAGTAACGCAAGTGCTAACTGGACTGTTAACTTCAGAGCCTCTAGCGGTACTTCATTGAATACTTTGATGAGTACAGGTCAATCAATGACTGTGGCTTTCTTAGTCACTCAAGGTGCTACTGCTTACTACAACTCTGCTGTTCAAGTGGATGGCACTACATCTGGAGTGACTACTAGATGGCTAGGTGGTGCGCCTACTGCGGGTAATGCTAGTGGCATTGATTCCCTGAGATACCTCATCATCAAGACAGGTAGTGCGACTTTCACAGTCTTGGCAAGCAACACACAATTTAAGGCATGATGAACACCGCCTACGTTTACACGCTGACTGACCCCAGAAATGGGATGCCCTTTTACGTTGGTAAGGGTGTGGGTAGACGTTGCCATTTTCATGCTTGGGAAGCTAAGAATTTTGATAAGCCAACATATAAGTTGAACAAGATTCGTAAGATTCAAAGTCTTGGTTTAGATATTATTGTGCGTAAAGTTGAGGAAAATGTAAGCCATGAGCAAGCTAAAGAACTTGAATGTTTTTTAATTGCTGAAATGCGTGAGTTTGGTATTGACTTAACGAACTTGACTGATGGTGGCGATGGTCGTGCGGGATATGTTGCTAGTCAAGAAACTATTGCCAAAACTAGACATGAGTGGACTGATGAACAAAAACAACGTATCAGTAATTCACTCAAAGGTAAAAGTAACCCATGTACTGAGCAACGCAGACAAGCTATTATTGCTGGAACAACTGGCGTAAAGAAATCAACAACAATCAATATGCGTAAGCCAAAGCGTAAAGAACAATGCCCACATTGCGGAATAATGGCAAGTGGCGGTAACTTAGCTAAGTGGCACATGAATAACTGCAAGAGCAAGGAATAACAATGCCTTTACAATCGACTAGTGGAGCAGCAAGCTATGACGCATTTGGAGGCGGGGTTGCTGTCGTACCTAAATATATAGAAGAATATTTTTCTACTTTTTTGTATAAGGGAACAGACGCAACACAAACCATTACCAACAACATTGACTTGTCTACTAAAGGGGGGTTGGTTTGGATTAAAGACAGAACGTCTGCCGCAAATCATTATTTGTTTGACACAGAGCGTGGGGCAACAAGCCGTATTTTTTCAAACTTAACAAACGCAGCAAGTACAACTTCATCAACAAATTACTTCCAATCATTTAACAATAATGGTTTTACTGTTGGATATGCCAATTCAGATGCGGCAAGTAATTACACCTCATGGTCTATAGCAAAAGCACCAAAGTTCTTTGATGTTGTGACTTGGACTGGTGATGGCACTGGTGACCGCGATATTTTTCACAATCTTGGTTTTGCTCCTGGAT